TTCTTAATTGTGAGTATCTTTATATTAATGCCAGTGATGAAAGAGGTATTGAAACTATTAGAGATAAAGTTTCGGGGTTTGCTAGCACAATGTCGTTTAAACCACTTAAAGTGGTCATTTTGGATGAAGCTGATTTTCTTACTATTCAAGCGCAGGCTTCTCTCCGTAATGTTATTGAAACGTTTTCAAAAAGTACTAGGTTTATTTTAACTTGTAATTATGTAGAGCGTATCATTGATCCTCTCCAATCACGTTGTCAAGTACTTAAAATTGTACCTCCTAGTAAAGGTGAAGTTGCAAAACATCTATTCAAAGTTCTTAGTAAAGAAGTTATCCAACATAGTAATGATGATTTAAAAAACATAGTAAATCAATACTATCCTGATGTCCGTAAGATGCTTAATGTGTGTCAGATGAACATTAAAATAACGGATAATCAAGGAATTCCTTCTTTTGATTTAGTGTTAGATAAACAAACACTTGTATCATCTAATTATATTGATAAAGTAATTGAATTATTACCTAGTAAAAAATCATTTAAAGATATTAGACAAGTAATTGCTGATTCTAATGTACAGGACTTTGAAGCCTTATATAAAGCTTTATATGAGCGTATGGATGAATATACTTCACGACCCGCAGAAGCAATTATTATTATTGAAGAATATATGTATCATTCAAATTTTCGAATAGATAAAGAAATTAACATAATGGCATGTATTTCTAAATTACTAGAAATCTCGGGTAAAGTTGTTTTATAGAGATATTATAGGATTTGGAGACAGATTATTTTTATTGTATCGTACGGTAAAAGAATCAGAAAAAACAACCCAAGAAGCTGTAAACTTGGTTAAAAAATATTGGCATTGTGACATAGTATTAAAAAAAGAAAATATATATTATTTTTGTAACGAAATTCAAACTATAGATTATGAAGAAATCAAAGATACAACAACAACCCCAAATTGATTTTGGTAAAACTACTTCAATACCTAATGATTCTGGAGGATTACTTTTCCAACAAGGATTTGTTTTAAGAAAAGTATCCCGCTTTATTACTCAGGGAAATGAGGATGCAGTACTTCCTATTCCTGTTTTTTATGATGAGGAAACAGGTAAAATTCTTAAGGATACTTTACCTCCTGAGTTAAGAGACGAGTATGACACTATTTGATTGGTTAAAAGAATTAACAGGTAAAAAACGGGATTGGGACTCTTTCTCGGATAAAGAGAGAGAGTCCTTTAATCCTTATATGATTAATCGTTTTTTATCTATGCACGAACCCTTTATTGAGTTAGTAAATTATGTGCAAACAATTCCTTATACTAGTAAACAAAAATATTATACAGTGTATTGTCAACTTCTTCCTAAAAAAAATGTTTGGCTTAAGTATATCAAATCAAAAATGAAACAACCAACTACAGAGCTAGTAGAAGCAATTTCTAAAATATTGGAATGTTCTCATCGTGAAGCTAAGGAAGAAGTTACTATAATAGATAATAGTATACTCGAAAAAATATTATATAAAGCAGGTTATCAACCTAATGAAATAGCAAAAATGTTTAAGTAATGGATAGTATAGTCACTTCAATTATAAAACAATTTAAAACCCGTTCTAAAATGGGGGAAGAAAAATATGGGGTTAATATGGATAGAGAAGATCTTATTTCTCCTGAGTGGATTACTCATATGAAAGAAGAACTTATGGATGCTATACTTTACTTAGAAAAACTAGAACAAATTCATGGCAAAAAAGCCCCAGATACTAAAAGAGATACAGAATAAACAATTATCTGAGGTAAACTACTCTTACCAGAAGTCAATTTCTTATTCTCAAATGTCTATGTATAGAAGTTGCCCTCATAAATGGGCGCTTCAATATAAAGAAGGACTTTATGATAAAACTCCTTCAATTCATTTTACATTTGGTACTTCAATGCATGAAGTAATCCAAGATTGGCTTACAGTGTTATATGAAGAATCCGGAGCTAAAGCGGACCAAATAAATTTAGAAGAACAATTTCAAGAAAAATTTATTGCTTTATATCAAAAAGAATATAAAAAAAATAAAAATACTCATTATTCATCTCCCGAAGAATTAAGAGAGTTTTTTGAAGATGGCGTAGCTATTCTTGATTTCATTAAGAAAAAACGTAGCCAATATTTTGGAAAAAGGGGATGGCATTTAGTTGGTATTGAATTGCCTATTGCTATGAACGTTGGTAGAAATTTATTATATAAAGGTTTTATAGATTTAGTATTATACCATGAACCTACTAATAAATTTTATATATACGATATAAAAACTTCCACTAACGGGTGGGGAGCTAAAGCTAAAAAGGATGAAACTAAACAAATGCAGCTTGTGCTTTATAAAAAGTTTTTTAATGAACAGTATGGGATTCCTCTTGAAAATATAGAGGTAGAATTTTTTATTGTACGTAGAAAAATTTGGGAAAATAGTAGTTATCCTATCCATAGAGTTCAACTACATAAACCTGCTGCGGGGCGTAATAAACTTAGAAAAGCAGATCGTATATTAGATGAATTTATGACAGAATGTTTTACTCTTAAGGGCACATACCAAGAAAAACAATATCCAAAAGTAGTATCTTCTATGTGTAAGTGGTGTCCTTTTAATGACGATAAAAGTCTTTGTGATAAAGTAATGCCTTCTTAAATCCCCATATATGTATATCAAAATATAAGCTATGAGTAAAAAAGATATGACACTAACAAGTGTAAAAGTCCAAAGTGAGTTATTTAATGAGTTTAAAATATCATGCGTAAGACATAAGTTTTCTTTCCAAAAACTTGCCGACCGCTGTATCCATTTGTATCTAACAGATGAAGAATTTAAACGACAAATTCATAACCATACTGATTTAAATTTATAAAACACAAATATGAAAAAAGGTTATATTCCAAAAGATCAACGAAAAAAGATTTTGTTGATGTGTGATGATATGAGAACCCACTCAGGAATTGGGACAGTAGCAAAAGAAATAGTTTTACATACTGCTCACCATTATAATTGGGTTCAATTAGCAGCAGCTGTAGACCATCCTGAATCAGGTAAAAGATTAGACATAAGCGCCGACACTAATGAGATGGCTGGTATAGATGATGCGGAAGTAATACTTTATGCTAATAATGGATATGGTCACCCTGATTTAGTTCGTCAATTACTTAAACAGGAAAAACCTGATGCTGTTTTTATTATAACTGATCCTAGATATTGGGATTGGTTATTTAGAATAGAGGATGAAGTTAGAAAATCTTGTCCTATAGTATATCTTAATATTTGGGATGATTATCCTGCCCCTAGGTATAATGAGGCATTCTATGAATCTTGTGATTTGTTAATGGGTATTTCTAAACAAACTGTTAACATTAATAGATTAGTATTAGGAGATAAGGCAAATGATAGAATTTTAGCCTATGTTCCTCATGGTTTGAACCATAAAATCTATAAACCCTTAGAAAAAGATAATAAGGAATTAGTTGAATTTAGAAACAGTTTATTTCAAGGAAAGGATATAGAATTTGCTTTATTTTTCAATTCTAGAAATATTAGAAGAAAACAAATCCCTGATACTATTTTTGCTTACAAATTATTTATAGATAAGCTTTCTAGGGAACAAGCAGAAAAATGTGCTTTTGTTTTACATACCTCACCTGTGGACATGAATGGTACAGATCTTCCTGCAGTAGTAGATATGTTATGTGGTGGGGATGAGAAATATAATATCATCTTCTCTAACAATAGATTCAGTACTGAACAAATGAATTTGCTATATAACAGTACAGATGCCCAAATTCTTCTTACCTCCAATGAAGGGTGGGGTTTAAGTTTAACAGAAGCTATGTTAGCTGGAAGTCCTATTATTGCAAACGTAACAGGAGGGATGCAAGACCAAATGAGATTCTCAGATGAATATGGAAGATGGTTTACCCCAGATGATAGAATACCTTCTAACCATACGGGAGCTTATAAAGACTGTGGTCCTTGGGCATTCCCAGTATTCCCAACAAGCAGGTCTATACAGGGATCCCCTCCAACACCTTATATTTGGGATGATAGATGTCAACCTGAAGATGCAGCTGAACAAATCTTAAATGTTC